TCTCACTATACAAACGATAACAATTTGAAATACAAAAAATAGAATTTAAAAACATCTTTTTGCAAGAAAATGGAAAATACTGATTTCTTTTTATCTACTAAAGATAAAAACTTCTTGAGTCATTTTGATGAAGTTGACTTTTTTGACGAAGAAGTTATTGATAAGATAGATCTGTGGTTATCATCCGGGCCGAATTTCAATCGAAAAATAAAGGTGGATTATTTGAGCAGTTTCAGACATGATTTTTTCTTGAAATATATCACTGAAAACTTTGATTATCAGATTGTAGATGATGTTCAAGCTGGTCTTGTACTCAAAGATCTGACAATTGCAGTTACACCAGATGCTTATAGACCCAGATATAGAACTTGGTTAGATGTCTCTGTTACTACATTAGTAGATTTTATAGTAGCAGACAAAAGAAGAAAATATGAACCGTTAATTATAAAAGAAGCAAGGAGAAATGACTTTGAGAATTTTGACGCTGATGTCACCCCAAGTCTTGAAATCATAATATATGATGTGAATTCAAATGAAATTAGAATATATGTGACAGAAATTGACCTAAATATGAATCTACATCAAATGGAGCCAGTTATATTAGAAGCTGTAGATGATGCTCTCAAAAATGCAATGCAAAAAATGTCTTATTTGATAGAAAAAAATTACAGGTCTTTAGAAAATATCTTAGATCAAGTCACAAGTGAGGATAAAATACCAAAATATGAAGTTGAACAAACGGAAGAATTTGAAAAATTTAATAAAATGTCCAAAGGTCAATTGATTGATTTCATAAAAAATGCATCAATAGACACATCAGATCAAAATTTCTCTGATATGATTGGAAGGGCTAATATAGAAATAAACGCATACACTGCTGAGATATGTCAAAAGATAGATGAACAATTGTTGAAGCCATCTCCTTTCAAAAAAGTCAGAGAAGCTGACATTATAGAAGCATTCAAGGAAAATGAAAAAACAATAAAAGATAAATTTAAAATGATAAATGAATCAAAACCTAGTTTACATGGAATGCCAGTTCTTTCAGGAGTTCTTTTAAAAGAAGAAATTGGAAACACAAAAGAAGCTGCAATAAATAAGTTTTTATATGAGATATCAAGAGAGAGTAGAAAAGATGAACTTTGGGAGGAAATTGCAATGGTAATGTCGGAGAGAATGACAGAGTTCAAGCAAGCACGATTGACTTTAGAGAAGCATAAATTAGATTTTATTAAAAGAAACAAAAACAAAAAAAGTAAAAAGAACTTACAAGAAATAGAAAAAATAGAAAAAGATGCAAAAGAATTATGGAACAGAGGCGGTCTAAAATTTGGAAAAAGATCTAAAATTCTAAATTACATGGGTGTAGGAAGAAAAGATGACAATACAAATTTGGAAAAAGTTGAAAGTATTGATTATAAAAATCCTGAATTATTTAAAGGTATAGAGAAGGATATAAAAGAGAAAGTGTTAAAACAAGTGAAATTGTCATATAATATACATAGAGATCAAAATCCTATAATGGATTCAATTAAAGAAATTTATACAAAATTCATACATTCAGAATTATTTCAAGAAATATGTTGCAATTCAAAAATGGCAGAAAATATATTAATAAGCACAGCATTACCTAAATCAGGAGCTCATATAGTTAATTCGGGATCAAGTGATTATATGGCCTTAGTAGTTCCTGAAGCTGGCGTAATTTCAGCAAATGCAACAATTCCAATTATCTACATGAGCAAAAAATACAAGAAAAATGAATTGTGGTTTAAAACTAAGAGAAGATGTGGAAATTGGTATTTAAGCAAAGCTGATAGACTAGATAAAGCAAGATTGGAATCAATTGCAGACTCTGCAAGACTTGCCTCATCTTTAGCTTCAATTGTTTTTACAACAATGAAAGGAACTGAAGAAGAACTGTTATATGCAGCTGGGGTTTTAAGTGTGGTTGCAGTTTCTGTGAACATTAGAGACTCAGAATTATTGGATTTAGTTCGTTACATAATACCAAATATTTTTTCTGATTATTCCTGTGCACCTGAGTTTATAAGAGACAAAATGAATAATGCTTTAAAAACATCTTTACAAGGATTGTTGTATCAAGAAATAAAAAAGACTTGTTTATTATCTGCCAAAGCACAAGCTGAAGAAGAACAAATAGAAATCGATGGAGATGAAATTCTGAAAGGAGGCACAAATCAAAAAATATCTTTTTTGAACTGTTCTGTTGACAATGTTTTTTATTTGAACGGAATAATTTATTCAGGTTATTTTGCTTGCAAAAAAGGATTACATGTGCCAGAACTTGAATGTAAATTAATGTTAGAAACAATAACTTCTTTTGAAGCATTATCAAAAGATATGACAATACAAGAAGCATCAAAAAAAGAAGGACACAGACATTTTTACAATCATGAAGTTATAATGAGTGGAACTTTACTGACCTGCATAGAAGATTATGATAGAAATACTTGGAGGAAATTTTGGCTTAGAAATGATTCATTACAACCAGCTTACAAACTTAAAACATTTAGCTCAATGAGGTCATCTCTTAAAAAAAGAGGGGAATATGATCCGGTTCAAAATAAAATAGATCAAATGGCTGATGATTATAATGAAATGCCCAAAAGTAGAAGGAAAAAACCATCTGCAAAAGAATTGAAAAGATTGGAAGCACAGTCAGAATTGTTTGAAAAAAACATAAGTGATGACAGAACCCGTGTGATTGATAATTTCTTTGATGAAACTAAAACTGTATGGGAAATGGCATTTGATGGCTATGAATCTTTGAAAAAAGATGTTGATGATTATTTATATGCCACTTGGGATTTAAAAAGACAAAGGTCTGGAAGAGATAGAGAAATTTATATATTAGATAAAATTTATAAATGCTTAGCACATGTGATAGAAATGACTGCCAAAGTCATGTGTGATTACAATGATAACGAACAAATAACATCACCTGGTGACACAAAAAGTTTGAACTTAAAACAAGAAAGTTTAGATTTTTTTAGGAAAATTAAAGAGTTACAAAAAGAAGGAAGAACTGATTTCGAACAGATTCGAGCAACATTAGATATGACCAAATGGGCACCAGGTGATAATGTCTCAAAATTTATTTTCTTTGTAGCAGGATTACCATATTTGAAATCAAATGAAAAAATGATGATGATTGAGTACATTATTTGCATGACAAATAAGAAAATAATATTGAATAAATATGCAACAAAGGCTTTAACAACTTTACACATGAATCATGGAATAGAAACAGAAAAAGGAACTTGGGCGAAAAGTATACCTTGTGAAAAATATAAAGATAGTGATGGAATTGAAAAGGTCAAAACCTTTGCTGAAAATGCAGTAGAAGTTAGATTTTCATGGTTGATGGGGGTTTTGAATTATGCTTCAAGTGCTGTACATGCTGTCTGTGTTTGGTTATGTGGGAAAATTTTAGAAAGATATTATGGAGATTTTTTATATCATTATAAACCAGCAGTTCATTCAGATGATGGATCTTGCGATTTAATAGTAATTCATAACTCAAAGAAAAGAGATCCTTGGTTAGTGTATCCTGAAATTTTACAAGAATGCTGTAATCAATTTTGCATTAGAATCTCTGAGAAAAAAAGTTATTTACATAAAACCAGAAAAG